CGCTTTGCAATTGCTATTGCATCACGCTCTATCCACCATACGTGCTTTAAAGCACCTGTTCTAGCATCATCAGCCATTATGCATCCGTATCTATTTTTTCAGGCGGAACAGCCAATCTGGGTATTTCATAATTATCATAATCTACTCTTGTAACTTCTAAAATATCATCATCAAGATTGTAATAACGCTGATCTGCAACAGTTGGAAATGTGTACAACTGATTCAAAATTCGTGTTTTTCTACAGAACTCGTCTAATGCGCGGTTTAGATACAAACGTATCTGAGTCTCACCCAATTCAGGATGATGTTGCTTAACGAGTTCTATTAATTGTTTCTGTGTCATAATGTTAAATCAGAGGGGCATTACGCCCCCCTGATTCGTTTATTTGGGTATTAGCCTGAATGCTCACCACCTGCATCTGCAACAACTGCATGAGTTACGTAATAGTTTGAACCATCACATAAAACTTCAATCCAGTCACCGACAGTTGCATTACTGGCATCGAAAATAACTTTATCAGAATCAGCAGTAATTACTGTATTCGTATCGCCCATTTCTATGCCAACCATCTTATCCGCTGTGCCACCAATGATATCAAAATCATTAGCACCTGCAGTACCTAGAATAAACTTTGCTGTCCATCCCTTAGCAGTTACTGCCGGTATAGTGATATCATAAGCAGCTGCCTGTGAGCAAATGAATACTTTACCACTATCTGCAACACCAAGCGTTTTTGTTTCAGCAAGAGCTTCCACACCTGCACCCGAACCTCCTAGATAAGGTCTAGCCATAATTAACCTCCCTTAACTAATCTGGAATAGTTTATGACTCTCAATCAGTGTTACGCCAATACCTTCATCAGAGAAATACTGATCTTTTACACCATCGTAAGCATCATCTGTTAAGATGTTTGCCTGGAACTTTGGCGCACGGTATTGTGCATGAAACAGATTCTCATCAGATGTAACAAGCATTGTCTTGTTATATGTCTGACGTAAAGCTGGAGTTGGAATCAATTGCAATGCTCCATGAGGCGTTTCAAGAACCCGGTAATTAAAACCGAGAGCATCACGCTTCATATCGCCAAGGCTTACTGTCCAACCAGAGTTACCTGCCATACCTGAAGAACCAGCCATCTTAGACCAGTAGCTTAAAGCTCCTGCTCCGCAGAAAGCACGCTTAACACCAGCTTCTGGAACATACTGGAATACTTTTTCCATATCGTCCACAAAGTCGCCATATCCATAACTTGCTTCAGTTATAGTAAAACGACTCTGATCTGCTCCAGATGAATCACCATGCTTTTCAATCGCAGGGATAATACCCATTGTTGCACGAACTTGATTGCTGTTTGCATCTGTAAGATCATCATCTGAGAAAGCACCAGTGATATTGATTGGAGAACGGCCAAATAGAAACGCACGTTCCTTTTGGATCTTATGTTCCTGTGATTTCTGATCACGCAGTCTTGCTAATTCAGATGATTCGCCACGCAAAGCAGCTTGCAGGATTGTTCCTGTGATCTGCAAAGGTGTTTTGAATATCTGACATTGGTTATAGACTACTGCCAGTTCATCAGCCCATGCGGTTCCAGCTACTGTACCTTCACCATATGCACTACCAACAACTATTAAGTATGAACCATCAGCACTTGTAATAGTACCAGTATCGTTCATGTTCTTTACACTGAAGTTTGCACTTGAGCCACTGCCAGCTACTGCGGTAATAAGAACCACACCTTGCTTAGTTGATCCTGGGGTTAATCCATCCCAGACCTCACAAGTTAGTCCGATCCAGCTATTATAAGCATAGTCTCCGCCTTCGCCTTCCATCCCAACTGGTGTACCAGATTTTACAACCCAAGTATCTGCAGCATTATCAACAGCACTTGCTACTGCTGTGCCTGTTTGGAAGTACTGTTTTACCCATGGATTACGATGCTCGAACATTTTAAACTGCGGATCAGCCATACCTGAAACGGTATTTTGATTGGCGATTACAGTCGTAAAAGGCGAAACATCAGTCCATAGCTCTTTGACTACGTTTGGACGAATATAAAAATCTCGTCTATCCGTATATAGGACCCCACTTGAAGTGAGGTTCTTGGCATTACTTGCCATATTATTTACCCTCCTAGACCCTCTTTAGGGTCATTAGTTAAACTCGTTTATTCTGCATTAAGCCAAGGTTAAACAAGTCCTCATCAGTATACTGGGGCTGATTCTCCCCTCCTCCGACACTTGCCGGTGGGGGAACTGCAACCCTGTTCTGACGATTCTTCATCATTTCAGCTTTCTGCCTTGTATCCACCTCAGCCGTACTTGGAGCATTCCTGAGTCTATCTAAGGCAACTAAATTTTCAAGAGATATACTATCGGGAGATGAGTAATATTGAATAAACTCAGTAGCCCTATCCGGGGTATACCCGTAATTCTCTGTTAAATTCACCTGCATAGCATTGCGTTGTTGCACTGCCATTGCTTCTTGTTGCTGTCTCTCCTGCAGTTGATACTGCTTGTCCGCTTCAGCAATTCGATGTGTTTCCATGTTTTCTTGATATGTAACCAAGTCTTCACGGTAATTATCTAATGCATCACGATACTTGAAACTAGACGAATCAGGGTCCATATATGCCTCTGATGGATCGTAATTGGACGGTTTACTAGGACGTTCGGGTTTCTTTGGCGATCCTTGCGATTCGGGTTGACCGGCAACCGCTTGGGCATCACCAGAGAGTGATCTTGCAACATTATCGAGAACCCAAGGATTTTCCTGAATATGCTTTGCGATAGGCTCTACATTTTCAAGTTCTTTCACTTTCTGTTCCATTCTGTTGTACTCACTCGCCTTTTGGTCATATTTACTCTGCCAATATTCGTAGCGTTGTTCCTGAGATTGCCCAGGTTCTGCTACAGGCTGCGAATCCGCGGCCTCTTCTGCCACATACATCCCACCCTCTGGATTGAGGCTTGGATCAAATGGCTCTAATACGTCAGTGGTTTCAACTGCCCTATCGTTTGTAGTTTCCTCAGCAACGATGTTTTGTACTTGTTCTTCCATGCTATCTCCTTCCGATTTGTCTAACTGACAGCAACCGGTGTTTGGTTTTCAGCTTCCGTTTCCCGTTCCATTTTCAGTTGATCATTTAATCGAGCTTCAAACAATTCAACCGCTTTGGCTGTCTTGTCATTTGCTCTTCCCAACTGACGCTTAAATTTTTCTATTTCGACCCGTTTCTTATCATGTACGCTTTCACGTTCTGATGTTTGCAGATCGCCTTTAACTTTCTTTAATTCTTCCTGCAATTGCGATATCATCTGCTGTTGCTGACCTATAATTGCAGTTCTTTCCAGTACACCCTCAGTATCGGCTACTTCTGTTTGCTGAAGTACTTCTACTTGGTCAATTATTCCTTTTTCATACAAAGTCATGTAATAATCAAATCTTGCCCAACGGTTAGACGGCAAAGTAGAACCGCTTACTACAATGAGATCATATTTGCCAATAGTGACATCATTAACCCTGCCCACGATCTCGCCAGTAAAATCGTCATATACTGGTCTATTTAAAAGCGCTTCACTTGTTCTGCCATCTGGTTTCATAAGGCTAATCACCTTCTCATCCGTATATGTCTGCTGTATTAACTGAACGACAACCCTACCTACCTGATTTAGCATTTCATCTATATCATCCAGCTTGGACTTGATTCTCCGCTGGGCATATTCATCAATTGCAACTGTACCTTTATATGTCTGAGGTGCAGCACTAGGATCACCCTGAGATAGTGGATGTATCCCTAAAATCTGGTAGATACTTGATTTAGCATCTTCTTTGTTTTTATACAGTTCATTAGGCAATGGTATGGGACCCGCAACAATAGGCTGACCTAATTCCGGGTCATATTCGATAACTCCAGTACCAGCCCTGCTCCATTCTTCCTCTAATTGTTTTCTGTCCATTGACCCGCGAGGAATTAATAGCTTGGTATTGGTAGAACTTGATGCATGGGCAATAATCAGAGATGTAAGCTTATTTATATATTCCTGTATTGGTTTTACAAACCGAACATCACTCATAGGATAAGGATTCCTATTATGGCGGTTCATAAGAGGCACAATCGGATAATCGTCTATATCCATGATAGAATTATCAATCAATAGTCCGCCAATAGATAATACACGCTTAATCCTGTCTACTATAACCTGATTTAAGATAATTACCCCTTCATCAATCATTTCGCTATTGGTGACTGGTGTAAGTTTTGTAGTAGAACCCGGGATGGCCCCTTCATGCTCTTCCCCCGGCATTATTGTTGGCTGACCCGTTACCGGATCTTGCATCATATGATAAACACCGCCTGTAGATTCATATATTTGAAGAAGTTCCATTACCGCCCTGTCTTCAGTTACTGGTTTTACACCTTCCGCGGTTTCCATAAATATGGCTGGTTCCTGAACAAATTCCTCAAATCCCTGTTCATTCATTATATTCTCTTCACCAGTAAGGGAATCAAGTATATGGAAATAAGGAAGTTTTACTTTTTCATAACGGTCTATAATTTCATAATGCTTATAATATCCATCATTGTCTTCAGTAGGACCGATTTGCTGATCTTCTGATCCGTCACGGGATGTGGCTGGATATCTGTTATTACCGGAACAAGTCATCATTTGGTCAATCTTATCTGCAACCGATGGAAATACAGTCTTTATCTGCTCATCCGTAATTCTCTTTGCGACAATCATACAGGCAGAATCACGGGCAAATGGGTCTTTTGCATTAGGGTCGAGATATAGGTCAAGGGGATCAACATTCTTTATCTTAATTTCACTTCTGCCAAAATCAGCCATACCATCTACATATGTCTGCATGACCCCCATGCCTTTTACATAGTAATCATCAACAACCTGTTTTAACTCAACATTCCCATTTGATATATCCCATATATATGCCATAATATCTGCAAATATTCTACCAACCTTATTATCGGAATCATCTCTTCCTGTAGATTGGAATTTTGGTTTATTTGCAGTAAGAAGTGCTTTTGCCTGTTCTACTGCTGGATATATTATATTATCTACAATTGGAACCTGAGAACGCTTAGAAAGTATATTTTTGTGTTCAGTCTTCCATTGCTGGTTATTACGGAACTCATCGTCTTCCATAGCCTGTGTAGACCAGGTTGCCCTGCCCTCATGATAATTATCCAATAGGCGTTCGGATTTCTTTACTTCTGGATGCTTTTCAATTGCCATATGGTATGTGAGACAACATTGTAGGCTTAACTATACAATATTGCACATTATTGGGGATGATTTTAAGAAGTTGAGCTTCCAGCTCTCAACCACCTTTATTAAGCTATTTGCCAGTCACCAAATAAATTGTATCGTTTTTTGGTAAGTAGTGGAACATCTTCTACTTCATGATAAGGTGAGTATGATCCCTTATTAGCATAATAAAGCCCATCTAATAAGTCATCATGCTTGCCTCTTGGGAATAACAGGAGTTCATCCATCAGTTCCTGCTGATCTTGATGTATGTACATTTGTTTTCTTGCAAATATTGGCTGAAGAGACTCCAGCCTGTTGCTTTTAGAGTTTCTGGGGTTTTCTCTTATATTGAGGCCAGGTATAAACATATTCTCTTCTTTTGAGCGTTTAATCACATATTCACGAAGCATCTCCTGATATCCAACAGATTCAATACGGGTCTTCTCAGATCGGTAACGCCTGTAATTATTTACAATTGCCTCTGCAAGGTCTAGGGGTGTTGCATGCTTGCGGTAGTAAGGCAGAGAGAAACGCCTGTTTTCGTTGTCTACTGCTAAATTATATATTACAGAGTAATCCGCGGTTCTCTTTACGCTCGATGCAGGATCTACCCCAGTAAACACATTTATAGGAATCACATCTTCACATGAGACACCATCCAATGTTTTTAGCCTCAAATAGCTATTATCGTTCTTTCGGAAGAAATCACCCTCATAGAACCTGAAATCATCCGCTTTAAAGAGCTGATCTTCATCTCCTACGATTTCACAGGCATATTCACGGTAAAACACCGAAAGTCGGTTAATAGACTCCAATTCCTTCTTTTTTTCAAGAAGTTTGTCAATTCCCCACCATTCTTCCCATAATGCCTTATTATTCTCGAAATCTGGCTTAAACACCATATTATCCCAACCGTGCATATCTTTCAGTGTCTCCACTAAACACCTCTGGTGCTGAGGAGTGCCAATTATGACAATTCTCCCTTTTCTGGGGTCAAGTGACGGTACTGCACTCTGTAATAGCCATCTAAGGTTATTTTCCATAGCTTCTGCAGTTTTGGTATTATTTTCATCTTCGGGGTCATCTACAATAATAAGTGTAGGTCTTTGGTTACCTACCTTGATTCCTCTGATCTGCTGGCCTGTTCCCTTACAAATAATCATAGAACCGTCTTTTAGCTCTATTTCTGATTTTGACCAGCTTTTAGCACTATGCTGACCCCAGTAACCGAACAATGACCTAAATGTATCCGAATAGTCCATAGTGTCCTTTAAGAGCCCTAAAAGCTTTACTGCATGATCCTGAGTTCTGGATACCAGTACAATCAGTTTCTGACCTTTGCCATACATTAGGTGATAAAGGGGGAATATGCCCCCTACAAGCGAGGATTTAGCATGACCCCTAGGTGCTACTATGTTCATCTGCTTTATGTCTATATTCAGGAGTTTTTCAGCTATATCATAATGGAAGGATGGAGAATCGGCTGAAAACATATTTGGCATGCATACCTTACCAAACAATATCATATCGTGTTTAAGTTTTTGGAGTATCTGTACTTGTTTATCTGCCATCTAGTAATCTGACCCCATTAAACTGTGCATTGCTCCATCAGTTACTTTTAACCCCATATCTTTTGCAACAACTTTCATTACACTCATAAAGGATAAAAGCTTCTTCTCGTTCTTTGATTCAATAACAACCAGCTTTTTATGCTTCTTTGAGTTCTTCATAGGGCAATTCCTTCTTCTGCGACATTTTCAGGCTCTTTTTCTCTTCTTTTGCTATTTTATCAAGAATTGTACTTGTCATGTCAATCTGTACTGTATCTGTCTGCATAGACTTCTTAGGGAGCATATCCATGATTCTTACAAACTGTTCAGCTCCTCGCAGCATATTTGATGCATCTTTGTTCTCCTTGGCTATATCAATACCATCAATAATCATGTCAAGCACATCCCCCTGAGAGATGTTTCTGTCCTTTAAAGCTTTCTGTATCTCGTCATCGAGCATTTTTTGTATCCTTTCCTGTTTAAATAGCCTTTTGGCGGTCAAATCAGGCCTCTCCTGATCTTTTCTGTATATCTTGCCCAGTAGTTCCCAATTTATCCTATCGCCATTCAGCATCATCTCAGCGTACACCTTGACCATATTCTTAGTTCTGGTCTTTCTGGCTTCCTGTTCGTCCCATGTAAGGGTTCCAACCTGTGTATACTGTCCTGTATCACGGTGAGGTACGTATTTTAGCTCCCTTGCCCCTCCAAGCCACTGCCTGCCGTACGGAAATGTCACCTGTTCATTGGTTTTAAACTGTTTTCTGTAGATACATTCAGCAATATATCCGTCATCACTTATACCAAAGTCACCTTCCCGGCATTTCCGCCAAGAACTGTATTTTATTTCCCTATTATTTGCTTCCTCTTCGGAATAAACGGGATAAGTGACATCTTGGTAGTTATTTTTCTTAAATTTTCTTGTAATATAGTCCATACGGTAGTAACAGTAACGGTAATAACAGTAAAGTATATAAATTATACTGTTGCATTCAGTATCAGTTTAGTATAATTTACTGTTACTATAAGTAACAGTATAAAAGTAACAGTTACTATATACTGTTACTTAATCCATGCACTTTAATCGTATTCTATATGCGATACTCCTCGTTTTTTTTCCATCCAGCCCTCAGTTTCAATAACCTTCATTAAAATACCCTCCTCTGCACTGAAAATACCTATCAGTTTCCAAGTAGTTTCCTCCTTTACAGACTCCACTAACTCAAATTGACCAGTTTCAATGTTCAGACGCTCTATTTTCGGGATTTTCATTAACCGAAGATAACTAATGAAACAGGGATTCTCTACGCCCATTCTTGAGAAATTGCTGTAGACTGCGTGTGGGTAATATACAGTATCCCTACCCCCGTCGCTTCAGGCGGTGCCGGACCTACATTTAGTTGAAAAAACACGTTGAGTTGTATCAACCGTCACCACCTGAGCGACGCCCTCGTCGATATAAGGCATAGTACTATATTATGTCTAAACAAACAAACAAAGGACACATCATGAATACATTTAGATTCGAATGTTATGTCGAAGATCTCGTATCAAGAGTCATCGATGGCATAGCCCGCATGGTTAAGCAAGGTTTTACCACTATTCCACTAGCTGATAAGTGGGAGAATCTTCCGACCGCTGATAAGGCGAAGATTATACACGGTACTGATCGTATATCACAACGTGATGTAGAACCAGATGATGCCCAAGCGACACTTGACAAGATGGATGCCTTTGCGTCTATGTTCGGTCTTAAGGGACATGCCCAGTATAACAAGAAGACCAAATTCGCTTGGTGCAACAAGAGACCAGACTCTAATGTCTCTTTCGATGCAGTATTGGAGCATAACGATGAGTTGTTGCAGATGCTGGCAGATATGCCACGATAGAGTCCTGGCTCTTGCGGGAACAGTTGTAAGGGGTGTCATCACGATACCCCTTTAAATCCCTGCAAAAAAAAGACGCATAAATTTGGAGAGTTGCAACATTGGAGCAAATTAGTGGGTGTGATCCTGAATATAAAGGGATCTGTAATCTGTTCCCCCATTGCTTGTGGCTCTCCATTATTCAGAGTTGTCTGTCTCATTTATTACAGACAAAGATTTAAACTATGAACTATTAAGTGGTGTAAGTAACCGAAAGGTGAATCGCCATAACTTTAAGGTCAACGTAACCTTTTAAAGCTGTTTTAATGCGGGTAGTTCATAAGATATCTGGGGCGGATTAGGTAAGAGTGAGAGTTGAGACTCATCGTAAACATGGATATTCGAAACCTCCATGAACGTCCCAGAGAATAGTGCTGAAGAAAGTAAAGATCGGTTATACAGTATGTCTGATTTCTAGAATCTAGATATGCGCTGATGATGGGTAGCTCCCGTCACTTTCTTCGGCCAATACTTCATAAGATTTGGGGGTGGAGAACTGAGTATCAAGGAAAGATATGCTCAAGCCTAATTAACTTGAGTTTCTCGCTTATCGGTTAACCACGATAAGAGAAGTGGGTTTGATTCCCGCCCCCCTAACCATTATTACAAAACAAAGGAGTCCGAAATGAAACATCTAATCAAACTTGTATTAGCTATGTTAGGTAATACACATATTGGTTATTCAGGTAAAACAGGAGTTGTTTACTACAATGACAGGAATGGTTTTCCTCAAAGATTAATGTTAAACCTGGATGGAATAAGAACCCCCAAAGAAACATATTATAAATTATGTCAATTGGCAAAGGTTAGTCCTAGTAATTTTTATAAACAGAATCATAAATAGCATAGGAGTAAATATTATGATAGAACTATACGCTGAGACATTACGTTTCTGGCATTTTATTACACCGTACCACAATATCATAGAAGTACGGAAGTCTAACTTTAGCAATTACATATCTGCTAAAGCCAGAGCAAGAGAAAAGGCAGCTACGTGCTGATCCTTATTTCTGTCCTGTTGTATCTGTTACTTGGGTGGCTGGTTGTCACCCATTTAACGGATTTTTTCAGAAACATTTAAATAGAAATAGATATAAAGGATGGCTTTCAAAAAGGAGTTAACAATGAAATGCAAAATAGAATCCTGTAATAATCATGCTGAAGAAAGAGCTTTAGAACCATCAGATGAACAAAAATGGTACTTAAATGCAGAAACAAATCATTATTGTATATGTAACGAATGTGAAGACAAAGGATGGAAATATAATACTGTAAGCGATGAATATTATTTTAGACCAGCTCATCGATCTAAAGTAATTTTAAATTTAAAAGAGTCCAAAATGGATAACAAAGATGATTCAGTACCATGTTTCGATTCAAAAGGTAATGAGTCCGTAATGGATAGTGGAAGTCATTTAATGGATACAGATTTTGTATTTGTACGATGTATGACATGTAAAAATATAACATCTTTTAAATCATCATCAGCATCACAAAGACAAATCTTAAGAGATAGATGTGAAATGTGTACTACAGTTTATCCAGGTCAAGTATTATCTTATTATAATTGGTGGGGAGATGGTTCTCCTATAGGTCATGGTAAAGAAATGACACCAGAGCAACGGAAATACATAACAAAAACTGAATTTGATAATGATATGAAAAAGCTTGAAGAAGATGGAGTTCTTGAAATAGTAGAAATGCCACCACGTAATTTTGAATATGATGAATATGGAAGAAAGTTCTCAAGAATAAAACGATCATTCGGCTGTAAGAAATGTTCTGATAATTGTTATAATGCATGTAAAACCCTTAGAGATGCTGGTTATAAAATTGAGATAAAAAGAACAAAAACGACTATGATAGAATTTAAAAGAGTACGTGATGTAACAGTTGAAGAACATGGTATTAATAAGCCTTACAAAGGTGTTTATGCCTGTGTTGTTTGTGGACATGAAGAAATAATGGACAATAGTTTGGAAGAATCTTAAATAATTAGTTGCAGGAGACTGTAGCTATAAAACACAAGGGGTGTGAGCTGATAATAGCAATATCATCCCTTAATGTTTTGAAAGGGAAATACAATATGAAATATAAAATTTTTGTTAGTGGCGCTATGTATGAAGATATCATTGATAAATATGATATACTTTGTGCTAAATATTACTCATTGATAAAAAGAGAACGTAAAACACGGAATCTTCTTTATAAAGCTCAAGAAATAATGACACGGCTGAGAAATAGACAGCATCAAATATATTCTTGTGATTGCGGACGAATGAATAAGTCTGTAATAAATTCTTTCTTCAGTGATGTAACATCTTTAAAAAAACAAAATTAAAAGGAGAATATAATGGGAGATCGTAATCATGGTATAATTATATATTATTCTGATCTAAGTGAAGGGATGAAAAGAATAATAGATAAATTATATAACAAAAAAGGGAAATAATATGTTATATGCATTTAATAATTGCGATTTTACCAAAATCAATTTAGATAAAGCACCTAACCATGATTATTTAATCAAAGGTAAGTGGTTTGATACTGGTAAAAATCATGAAGTTGTAGTTAAAGCACCGGATTTATTTAAATATCATCAAGGTGAACTAATACAAAATTGTTTCCCTTATTTATCAAATAAAGATAGGGAATTTTTGATTAGTGGAACATGGTTAGAAGAAGATATTTGTAAATACTCTATGATGGAAAATGGTTTCTGTTCCGGTTGGGATGTAGATGCTGAAGATGGAGGACCTTTCATAGTAAAATGCGAATGTAAATAATTATAATAATAAAGACGGGTGTGTACCCAGAGCATAAACAGTCAGGCTGGGGTCTATCCATAAGAACAGATTCTGAACTGTGTTCCGTCTTTTAATTAAGGAAATACAATATGAACGAAAAAACAATTCAGGTAAAAGTAGATGAATATGGATATATGAATGTTGGTGATGTTACTATTGCTAAGAAAAAAGATAATATTGATTTATTTTTGAAGTTTTATACTGGTATTCAATGGATAGCATTTAAAAACAGTTATTATGAAGAAACTATGAAATTAGAGTTTCCAAATGAATTTTATACAGCTATAACATCTGTTCCAAAATATAGAATATTTGACAAATATACCAAAATAGGTCATATCTTTCCTAGAGAGAGTGACAATGGTTGGAGATATTTAGCTTTAGTTATACCAAAAAAGAACAAAAAAACTATGAAAAAATATAATCAGCTATATTATATAACTAATAATATTGATCACAATTATCATGTCTATAAACCAACATTAATATTAAAGAAATCTAATTATCAGAAATATTCTCAATACAAAATCATTTAGAGGTACACGATGATAATAACAATAATAACAAATTATATTGTATTAATATTGCTATTAATAATGGCTATTTATTCAATACGGTATATCTTTCCAAAAAAGGAAAACTTATGAACATACCAATAAGCAGCATTACTCTTGTTAGTAATGTGAGAAATAAAATAGATACCAAAAGTGACGAATGGAAGTCATTTAAGGAATCAGTAAATAATAAAGGCATTTTAACTGCTCTTTCAGTTTATGAAGAAGATGGTGAATATTACCTTCTTTATGGACATCGCAGATTAAAAGCATTACAGGAATTAGGTAAAGAAACTGCTCCTGTTTGTGTATTTGATAAACCAAATGGCGATCTTTCAAGTAAACAGATAGATGAAAATCTGATGCGTGAAGATCTATCACTCTTTGATGAAGTGATGGCTTTTAGGGGCATGACAGATAATATGAGTACAGTACAGGATGTAGCTGATAAATTTGGTCATAACTTTAATTATGTACGCAAAAGACTCAACTTGGCTAATCTTACTCCTGCTCTTTTAAGACCAGATGTTGTAACTGATGACAGTATGAATAGTCTTCTCAAATTTGCATCAAATTCTAAAAAGATGCAGAATCGTGCTATTGAATGGTCTATGAAAAGGGAAAAGAAAACAAAATCTAAAGTTATTAAACAGCATTTTGTTGAAGGAGGATGGAGTACTAATAGTCCATATCAATTTCCTGATCTTAAAACAAATAAACTAGAATACAGTGATTTTGTTGATTTCGTAGATGGCAAGGAAAACCTTCAATCAATGGAAGAAGAGTATGGATATAAACATCCAAAGACAGATACCTTATTTGATGAATTTTATTCTGAAGATTATTGCAATGAACCAGATTTCATCAAATTTGCTTGTTCGAAAGTTAGTCCTGGCATTTATAAGGCAATTTATGAAGATGGCATACCTGTTAAAAAGCTCGATCAATATCACAAAGATGTTGATAGATACTCTTATGATACATTGTTTAAACATAAGTACTCTTCCAAAAAAATGGAACAGGCACTATCTGCAGTTGATCTAAGAGAGGCTCCATATTATATCACAGTTAAGAAAAGAATCAAAACAGAGAAATCTGATACAATTCAAGTAGAACGTGATAAATATTATGGACAAACTAAGAAATTAGGTAGAACACTCGCTAAAGATTATGTTGACTACCTTGTTTTGAAATTCTTAGCACCTACTAAAAGTGATAGTAATAATGTTACTGGTTCTAATCCAGGCATACTTAAATGGACATTTAGTGAAATGACTCAATTAGATGATATATCTATCAACGCTTACAATACTACAGGTTTTAATCTTGAAAGTATAAAGAAAGTTGTTGTTGATAAATACGGTAAAGAGAATCTACATATGAGATCATTGTTAGGGTTGGAGATTGTAAATACTCTTATTATTGAATCTATCTACTCTGCTTCATTTAAATCTTTAAATAAGTTTGCAAAGATCATTAATGCTAAAACGCTTAAAGATTGGTTTAACGACCAATATGCGGAAGGTGATGAACAGTTTGTAACTAATGTTTTAAACTGTTTTACTACCAAAAACCTGAGCAAAATCAGTAAGGGTAAGAAATCTGATGTTGTTCAATATGCTGTACAGAATAATTCTCCATTTCCTTTTAAAGATGTGTTTACATCTAAAGAAAGTGATTGGACTGATATATCTGTAAAGTACCACTATCTAGATAGAAAAACTCTATATTAGATAAAACGAGATTTGAGATGCCAACGGCCTATAAGGTCAAGTCCCTGTTGCAGTCTGTCGGAGTCAGACCATCTCAAATTTTCTTCAAACTGCAGAACTGCAGTGGGGTTTACCCATAATTATGAAACTAATACTGGATAAAAATATACAGTATGCTTACTTTAACAGGAGTTAAAATGCAAATAAAAGACATTCTTAATCTTGACGCTAGAAAGAAACTTATTGAGCTGTCAATATGGAATCATGCGACAGATATTGACCTTCAAAGAAAACTTGTTAAAGGCAAATTCTACGCTGAAGAAATCATAAAAATAAGATTAATGACCAAACAGGATATCTCTAATTATTTAAGAGATATTGATGATCTAAAAGGGGTAAAAGAAGCCCGTAAAGTAAAAGATCCGTATTTTTATCGTCAATTCGATATAAAGGTACGTACTCAAATTGAATTATATAGTTATGCATACAATCGTATGCTGCATCTTACACCAGTGAAGAAATAATGAGACAGGCTCTTGGTAGTTAATCACGCTTCCTTACCCCTTCCGCATACTGAAACTGAGAGCCTTCTCTAACAATTATTAATATGATAATAGACAATACAAAATGTCCTTATTGCGATGCAGATACAGTAATCAGAGAATACCCTGAGTATGAAGATGAACGTGAAGGTATTTTCCATCCTTATGAAGTGGTTATAACCTGCACCGGAAAGCATAAAGGCAAACAACTAGACATAGCAGATTGGTATGATGCCAATCCAGATATAGATACAGATATTATTCAAAAATACACTCAGGAGGATCCAGAAATTGTTGTGCATAGATGAAATGCGAGAAGCTTGGACAGATATGTTTACACATATTGATGATCTTGTTGAGATAATAACTGATAAATATCCCGATTTCAAAAAACATGTTAAGTACGAAAAATTCCAAAAAGCAGTACGTATGACTACGAAACTCGATACAATTCTTACAGAAGCTCAAGAAATATCGAATAAAAAACAAACTAAGATACCATTTTGAGCGACACCGAATTGGATTTTATTGTTGATAGAGCATGTAATAATGCTTTTCCACTTTTGGATGAACTTGACAGAACTAATGAAATGGAAGATATAGACCTAATTAATGCTTTAAAAGATGATTTTGGATATCCTGATAATCTTGCCGAAAGAGTATTTGATGCTTGGCAACTGAAGAAAGAAACCAAGATAATAAAAGCATTAAAGAAACCTCATCCCGCACATAGAGGCAGGATGAAAATTTTAGAAACATTTATTAAGGAAGTTTTATGAAAAACAAAATGATGTTGCATTGCGGTGGCAAAGAAGTTGGCTTTGAAGAGCTGGCTGCCGTCCCACTTCCAGAAGAAACAAACACTTATGTTCCTGTTTCTTTTGCAGATATAGTTAATAATACAAAAATGGTAGCTGATGATTTACTTAAAGGCTATGAATACGATAGTTCACAATATGCATTAGCTGGTAAAGACCAAAGGTTTTTTGGTGTACATTTTTATAAAGGTGATGATTTTGATGATCAGACACCTCAAATGCATCAAGCAATTGGTATGAGATCAAGTTATGACAAATCTATGGCAAACGGCATTTGTGCAGGTGCTAGAATATTTGTCTGTGATAATATGTCTTTCTTTGGTGAAATCACTATAATGAGAAAGCATACTAAAAACGTGATACAGGATCTACAAGATGAACTTGTAAAAGCTCTTTATCGTGCTAATCATAGTTTCTTAAATCTTGTTGAAGATGCTGATATTATGGCAGATAAACCCTTAACTAACAATAAAGCTTATGAATTTATTGGAAAGTTATATGGTCATAATGTATTAAAACCAAGACAGCTTGCTGAAACATTTCGTCATTGGAAAAACCCTCCATATGAAGAATTTCAGGATAAGAATATGTGGTCATTGTATAATGCTTGTACTGAATCTTTGAAAAGTACACCACCTAACAGAATCCTTGAACAGCACATAAAGTTGCATAAATACGCTACTGCGTAACTCCTCGGGGGCTGGGTATTACTATATCGGACTTCGCATTTGTTAATGTAAGACAGTTGATTATCTACAGCTATGCACACACATCAACTGACCCAGCCCCTGTTTTTTAATATGGATATACAAATACACAAAGCTATAAAAAGCTTTGCTAAAAGACAATTAAATCTTGATTCATCTGCTGCTAGAAAGCTTTTAACAGATACAATAATAAAATCTATTAAAACTAAATGCTGGTATTTGAATCTGAATACATACAATGGAAAACTAAAAGATGAATGAAACAAACATATATAACGTATATGATATACTAAGACTTGAAGACTATAAACCTTTTATAGAAACAAAAGATGCTGGCAAATTTAGTGCAGACTATCTTTCATGGGCAGTAGCCTGGGATAAGCTTAAAAAGAATTTCCCATATGCTAATTACTCAGTAAAAGAATATAACGTAACTATTGCTGGCAATGAACTAACTCTTCCTTATATGATTCTACCAAACCAATCTGGAATGGTAAGGGTTGATTTAAGGGTAACAGATTCTGGTGGTGATGATCATAGACACACAGAAATACTCGCTATTAGAAATAATAGAATGCAGGCAGTTACTGATCCAGATTCATGTCAAATTGAAAATACTATAAGACGATGTGTTGCAAAAGGTGTTTCTATGATGACAGGATTTGGTGTAGAACTATGGTTTGGTGAAGACATCAAAGATCTTGATTATCAAAAAACAAGACATCTCACAGGTGAAGAAGTTGTTGCTGGCGGTGCTACACAAGATCAAACGCTTAAACTGGATACTTTAATGAGAGACAGAAATATTCCTGATACTGATAAAAAGGTAATAGCTGATCACAAAGATAAAGGCTGGAATCTAACTAAACTTCATGCTCAAGTAATTATTGATGATGCTAAAGAAGGTATTAGGCTGAATAAACCACCAACAAAAACAAAATTAAATAATGTCAAAAAACTTATAGAAACTGTTGATGTTGGTGACACTAAACGTAAAGAACTTTTAGATTTTCTAGCTGCTGATGGCTTGAATAATGGAAAGTTAGAACAACTTGAAACAAAACTAAATAATAAATTGGAGAACTAAATGGGTTTTGAAATAACTAAAAATGGAAATAATAACTCAGACTGGCCTAAAGGCGTATATATTGATCATATAGAAGTAAGCAAGATTGAAAATGCTGAAAATAAGTATGATTATGATATTTCTATACGTGTTGAAGGAACAATGCCAGACAAACCAGCCTTGAAATATCCTACTTCATTTTACATAAATGGCAATCATGCAAAGGATAAAGGCGTTGCATCGGATTTCGGTTCTAGTAATTCAAATCCTCCTGTAAAAAACGGATCATGGAAGATACGTCATTTTCTTACAGAACTTGGTGTAGAAAATAAATCACCTATGACTGATGATTTTTCTGGTCTTAACGATGATTGTATCCGTGATTGTATTGGCAGACATGTATATATACTGCAATATGAAACTACAGGTACAAATAAAAACGGTAATCCTAAAAGGAATACATGGTTTTACTATGCATCTAAAGAAAAAGGAATTAAACATCTTTTAGATAAATGGAATGCTCAGAAGACACCTCCTCAAAACTATAATAGCTCACCAAGTGAGAAAATAGCTAATATGTGGAATAGTAAACCTTCTGGCGATGATACTCCCGATTTATAATGATGCAGTTTCATTTTGATAAAATAGGCGTACCTAAAACAAGAACTAGAACTACACTCAATTGTGAAGATTTTATTGTTGAGTGGTTAGGAAACTTGCCTGATGGTGCAGTCATTGGTTCACATGATATACAAGATACAACTCGTCAGTGGATTTTAAACATATATGGAAAGACATTCAATGCAGATACTCTGAATAGAAAGTTCAGGGGAATTAGGAATGACAAAAAATATATGCTTGATAATGCTGGGATAATACTTAATGAATTTAATACCAAAAGCAGAGAAACAAAGTGGCAGGTAAGCTTCACAACTACGTAGAAATAGCTTCTGGTCATATTACAAATAGAGGTAGGGCGGATTTATTATCGAATCTGCCCAACCTTATTGGCAATACAGAAGAAAAACACGAGTTATACCATAGTTGGTATTCTTTCGATAAAGATATAAAAAGGCATTTAAACGATAAAAATGCAAGTATCAGTTCTTTTAAGGGTTCTTACTATCTCGATGAAATAATACTGGATTTGGATAGACCAAAGAGTATGGGAGAAAAAGGATTTTTAGATTTTCTCAGATACTTTGTTGGTACAAATCTCACAGAAGATTTGGGAATAAAGGATGGACACATAAAAATATGGTTTTCAGGAACTGGATTTCATATAGTAATACCAAATCTTTTTGGCTTTACATCATCTGTTACGCTTCCTTTATCAGTAAAAAGTACACTTGAAGATGTATTTCCTGATTGTGATTCTATTTATGATGGTTCAAGACTAATCCGCGCCCCTTACAGCTACAATGCAAAAAGCGGTTTATTTAAAATACCATTAACTAGAGAAGATGTATTCTCTCTCACAATAGATGAAATCAAAGAAAAAGCAAGTATTTTACCTACTGATTTACCGGCTATAACAAATGATATGTTCTTTAATTCTTTTGATAAAGTTGATGATCTATATCTAAAGAAATATTTGAAACTATATTCAGAAATAACCTCTAGCTATGCATCAATCAAAAGATCGGCATTTGATATTGATCCCAGTTCTGTTACTACTTGTATGCAGACAGTTCTTTCAAAAGCTCCGATACCGGGTGAAAGAAATGATTCAATGATGAGACTGGCTTCATGGATGCGTAGGAACGGTATGCCTAAACAGATTGTTTATAATACTTTATCTGAATGGTCTGGAAATGATTCCGAAGCGAAGACGACAACAGAAAGTGAATTTGAAAAAGGTTACAATTATTGGTGCAATGACTATATCATGTCAAAACATTGCGATCCTAAATGTATCCATTTCAAACGCAAAGATTATTCTTTAGCACTTGAAACATCAGAAGATCTTACAAGAAGATATGTGAAGTTTGTTAAAGAAGGAATATCTAAAAAAGCTTTCAACTTTAGAGATATCTATCGTATGAACCATGATTTTTGGGTAATGCCTGGAGAATTAGTTATCGTATTGGGTGATACCGGTATGGGTAAGTCAACTTTTGTTTCTAATCTTTGTATTTCACTTAGAACTAAGAAGATAATGTATCTTTCTTTAGAGAATAATTGGCATTTAACTAATAAACGTCTTATTCAAATGGGACATGGTTACACACAGACTGAAGCAAATGATTATTGTAATGAAGTTGATGAAAATGATCCTAATGATCCGATTTTAAAGAGTCTTTACACTCCTTATGATCATATTGTATTTGGGCATGTCCCACCAGACATAAACAAATTACAAGAAGAAGCAGCATATCAAAACCCTGATATTATTTTAGTAGACCCTACTGATGAACTTCATGTTAATAATGTTTATAACGAATTTGAACGCATGAACCAAATCATTGTTAAACTAAAAGAAATAGCAACAAATCAGAGTTGTATTGTTATAGCTGTACATCATATCAATAAAGAATCTGCTAAAAACGGTATTATAGATATACATTCAGCAAAAGGCACAAGTACTGTTGTCCAAAAAGCTGATAAAGTACTAACAATAAACGGTGATGAAAATCATCCTCAAAGAATGCT